ACAACTACAAATACTCGCAAACGCAAGAAGAAATTAAAAACTAAATCCCAAATTGTAGCTGATACTCAACATGCAAAGTTTCTAAAGAAGATGGGTATTGACAAAAAGAGTGTGGCACAGTCTGGTAGCGCATCTGCTTTGAGTGTAGAGGATAGGTTTGATTCCTATCACTCCGACCACTATATACCAGTAGGTATTGCACCAAAGAAAAAATTAATACCTCACAATTTCACCATTGCACCAGCCTATAATAAGGGTGCATATCAAGTTATAAGTAAGAAAGAGATAAAGGATATCGGAAGATGAAAGTTGAAGTACGTAATAATAATATAGACCAAGCACTTAGAATCTTAAAAAAGAAATTGCAACAGGATGGTTTTTTTAATGAACTCAGAGAAAGAGAATATTATTCCACAAAGGGTGAAAAGAAAAGACATGCCAAAGCAGCTGCAATACGCAGATTAAAAAAAGAAAGAAATAAACGACAAGATGAGTTTGGATACTAAATGAACAAAAGTAAAGAAGAACGCAAACCAGTCAAAAGGCGTAAACGCCGCAAACCAATGACTGATGAGCAAAAACTTGCAGCATCAGAACGTCTTGAAAAGGCAAGAGCTGCAAGAGCAAAAAAGAATCCAGATTATGGTATGAGTGGTATTCATGAAAATCTCCGTAATCTTGAGGACGATTATTTCTTGCATCCTAAAAAAATAAAGGAATGGATTAAGACACAAAAAGAATTGGCATCTTCAGAACGATCAAGTGTTAGAATGAAAATAAAGGGTGCTCATGCAAAACAATTAATTCATGAAGGTTATGTTAGACGTATGCAATCATATCTAAAAACTGGTGATTGGGCTGATACTCTTTATGGTGAACATCAAGAACACAAAATTAAGTATCGTTGTCTATCTTTAGCTTATGAAGAGAATGGAACACCAAAAAGAAATATAGGTACATTCTATGAAGATATGGGAGAAGTCTATACACAAGAAATGTTTAATGAAGATAGGAAAATTTCTTGACTGAAGAAAATGATAAAATAATTCAAGGCCCATGGCCTAAATCTGGTAGAAAAGTAAAGATACCAGATGATAATTCAATACAACTGCAAGATGATATTGAGTTTGCTGAAGAATTGACTCAAAGTGTTATTGTTCAAATGATTCATACTATGGGCGAGAATGGTATTCATGTTACTGACGAAGCCTTTATTCGTGATATTGGATTTCTAATTGAGGTTTCCAAAGGAACTATATATAGAAGTATGGGTATTCCTTATCCGACTCAAAAGTTGCTTGAGGTGTTTATTAATACTGAAATTGACGCAGATAAAAGTTTACGTAGTGAAGTTGATTTAGAACAGTTAAATAAATTTTTAAAGATGTGTGAAGAAGAAGAATATGATGATTAATACCCCAATGAGGTTATAATGATTTTAGTTGATATGAACCAGATTTCTCTGGCTAGTGTTATGATGCATTTACATCTGACAAAAGAAAAAAAGATTGACGATAGAATGGTGCGTCATATGATTCTTAATTCTTTACGCATGTATCGAACTCGTTTTGTTTCTGAGTTTGGTGAATTAGTTTTATGTTATGACTCTAAACATTACTGGCGGCGAGATTACTATCCTCAATACAAAGCTTCACGTAGAAAATCTAGAGAAAAGTCTGAACATAATTGGGATGATATCTTTAGTTGCTTGAATGAAATTAAAAGTGAATTAAGAGATAACATGCCATACAAAGTTGTAGAAGTTTATGGTGCAGAAGCAGATGATATCATAGGAATACTTTGTTCTGAATATTCAGATGAGATATTAATTTTATCTGGTGATAAAGATTTTATTCAACTTCAGAAATATCCAAACGTAAAACAATACAGCCCCATCACAAAGAAAATGATTGAAGGACTAAATCCTAATATATATTTAAAAGAACATGTCTTTAAAGGCGATACTAGTGATGGGATTCCAAATGTATTATCACCAGACAATACATTTACAGATGGACTACGACAGAAACCTCTTGGTAAGAAAAAGATTGCTTCATGGATAGATCATGATTTTAATGATGTTGCTCCAAATGAAGAAGTAAAAAGAAATTTTCAAAGAAATAAAAAATTAATTGATCTTTCATACACACCAGAAGAATTATCAATTGAAATAATTACTACATACAAAGAAGCACCATCTAATGATCGTAGTAAACTACTAAATTATTTTATACAAAAGAGATTGAAGAATCTCACCGAATCAATAGGAGAATTTTAAATGGATTTATTAATTTCAGAAATCTTGGACAAGGTTGCTAAAGCTAAAACAAAAGACGAGAAAGTGAATATTTTACGAGAATTTAATAGTAATTCTTTAAGAATGGTTATTAAATCATCTTTTGACCCGAATATAGTTTGGGATTTACCAGAAGGTGATGTTCCCTTTACTCACAATGATGCACCAGCTGGAACAGAACATACCAGCCTCTCATACGAATCACGTAAGTTATTTCATTTTATTGAAGGTGGTAATAATCAGATTACACAAAATAAACGTGAATTAATGTTCGTTCAACTTCTTGAAGGATTACATGAAAGTGAAGCAAAGATTCTTATTGCTGCAAAGGATAAGAAATTACATCAGATGTATAAAGGACTTTCTGCACCTGTTGTAAAGGAAGCATTTAACTGGACAGATGAATTTATGGTTGATGACCATGCAGTATATCCACAAGGCAGTCGCTCTGCTTCGGGTATTGCTGGATAATGATTATTGAGGATGATGTTAAACTAGATTATTCCGATGTACTAATACGCCCCAAAAGGTCTACTCTTACATCTAGATTTGAAGTTGATATGAACAAAACCTATACGTTCTATCACAGCAAAAAAGAGTGGACTGGTGTTCCAATTATATCAAGTAATATGGATACTACTGGTACATTCGATATGCACAAAGTCTTGAGTCAAGAAGGAATGATTACCTGTATTGCTCGGCACAATAATACAAAAGGATTGTTGTGGAAAGAAGCTTCTAATAAAAGTAAGCTTTGTGTTATGTCTGGTATATCTGAATCTGAAATCATTGAAATAAATGCTGTAGCAAATACTTATCCAGAAATTGCATTTGTAGGATTAGATGTTGCAAATGGTTACACTAAAAACTTTGTAGATGCAGTTAAAAGATTACGAGAATATTTACCAGATGCTACAGTTATCGCTGGTAATGTTGCAACTGCTGATATGGTTGCAGAATTAATTCTTGCTGGTGTTGATATTGTAAAGGTTGGTGTTGGGCCAGGCAGCGTATGTACAACTCGCATCAAAACAGGTATTGGTTATCCTCAATTAAGTTCTGTAATTGAATGTGCAGATGCCGCTCATGGTATCGGTGGACATATCATTGCAGATGGTGGATGCAATTCAGCTGGTGATATAGTCAAGGCCTTTGCTGCAGGCGCAGATTTTGTTATGATTGGTGGTATGTTATCTGGACATGATGAGTGTGATGGAGAATTAGAGTTTGAAGATGATAATCCAGAACCAGTTGGTATGAAATTCTATGGTATGGCTTCCTCTACTGCAATGAATAGACATGGACATCCTAATAGAGAATATCGGGGTGAGGAAGGTAAGACTGTAACTGTTCCCTATCGTGGCCCCGTTAAAAACACCGTTATGGACATACTGAGTGGTGTTCGTTCGGCATGTACCTATATTGGTGCTGAACGCCTAAAAGACCTACCAAAATGTGCTACTTTTGTCAAAGTAAACAATACACACAACAAAATCTATGAATAAACTTCAAACTTTTTTCAAGTTTCCTTTAAAATCAATGACTTAGCAATGACGATTTTACTTGACTTATTTAAATTTATATGGTAGTATAGTATATAAAATAGGAAATAAGGAAAAAATAATGATGTTTGAATTTACCCTGTACCCCAACTCTGAGTTTGATTTTGATCTCTTGCCTACGTTCTCTCATGGTCATGGTGTTGAGTTCCGATCCAGTTTTAATGAAGATGCTATGATTACCTTCTCGTCTGATAACCTTAATTATCTTGATGATGTGCGTGATACGCTTTCCTTCCTTAATATGTCTGAAGTCGTTGAGGTAAAATAATGATTATATTTTTAATTGGTTTTATGGCTTTAATTTTTGGAGTTGCTGGTATTGAAGGAACTCTACCCATTTTTATTGGAATTTTAATTGCTACTCTTGGTATATCTCTTATGTTATGGGGAATCAAAAGTCTCGCAATAGAAAGCCAACTACAAGAATGAATGTAATTAATGTAATTGGTGGAACGAAAAATCAACGCAAGCTTGCTGAAAAAATAGCATGGTTTTGTATTAAAGATATGATGCCCAGATATAGGACTTTGGATATAGAAATTCAATTGCGAAACTGTATGAAAGAAAATAAACAATTGGGCTGTTGTTATGATTTAGGAACAAATAGAGAATTTGTTATAGAAGTAGAAAAGTCTTTATACAAAAAAGATTTAGATGATTTTGTCAGAACTATTTGCCATGAGATGGTGCATGTCTGGCAGACTGCAAGCAAAGTAATGAAAGATAATCGTGATGGACAAAAGTTTTGGAAGGGTAAAGATGGTAAGTATAAAAATTTTACCAATACCAAATACGTACATCAACCTTGGGAACGTCAAGCATATTCTATGCAAGACAAATTATTAGAGCAGTTTAAGGAATATTATTATGGGAATAAGTGAAATACTTTTGGCTGGACTTGTATTCATATCGCCAAATTTGATTGATAAAGCATCAGCTGCAGAAGAAACAATAACAGACAAAAATCCATATGCAGAATCTCAAATAACTTGTCTTGCAATGAACATGTATCATGAAGCAAGAGGACAAGGAACTGCTGGACAACTCGCAGTAACAGCTGTCGTTCTGAATCGTGTAAATG